TCTAAATCTTGGTATCTTCTATAGATTGCAGTGAATGAACCACCAGAAGTACCTGAGTAAATAGTAGTACCTGTGTAACCATCTAATGATGTAGCGTCACAATCAGCACATACTGGACAAGATAAATCAACTTCTAAGTAGATACAACCTTCTACGTCACAGATATCGTAGTATGAACCACCGTTACCTGCGTTACCTGCTGTTGGGTATCTATTAGTGTTGAATTGTGTTTGTGCTTGTGTACCGTATTGTACAATTCCTTTACCGTAGATTTGAGTTACAACTCTAAACAATAGAGGAACGAAGTTACCAGCAGAGTTTTTGATTACGTTACAAGGTGTAGTATCGGCAGAGATAGCTGAAGTACCGATGATTTTCAAGTCAGACAAGAATGATTCTGAATCCATCTCTTGACCATCAGGTCCGATCAATTTACCTTGACCTGCAGTTGCGAAACCACACATTTTGATGATTTGTTTTCTTACACCAACACCTGTATTAATAGATGTAGAATCAACTAAGAAACCATTAGACCATTGTTGTGTGTAAGTTGGTGATGTGATCGCAGTCCAAGTACCTTTAGAGTAGTCGAACAATCCTGGAGGATCTAAACCTGCTTCGTTACCTTCGTAGAACAAGTCATAAAGGTTTTTAGAATAAGGGTATCCTGTTGTATAACCTTGTTGTGGATTGTTTTCACCAGCATTTACCGCTTCTGGAGAACCGATTGGTGCGTAGTGCTCACCACCTGTAGGTTGACCTGTTGCAGGATCATAAGCTCCAACATAACCATTTTGGTATCCTTGGATTTTAGGTACGAAGTAGAACAATTTACCGATAGGTAAGTTCATTGCTTGTACAGATACGATATCGTTAGCCAATAATTTAGAGAATACACGTCTTACGATTGGGAAAACTACAGTTTCGAATGCTCCGTTTGAACCTTCTCCTGTTGCTTCGTTAATCAAGTGTGACGCTTGGTTCTCATATAATTGAGCTACGTTTTCTTTTAAGTGACCTTTAAGACCTTCCAAAAAGCCTAATTTGTCCCATTTGTTAATTGTGTCTTCTTTGATAACTTTAAGGTGTTTCAACCCGATGTTACCTACAAGACCTGATTCTAATAATGCTCCCATTTTTTTGGTTTTTTATTATTTGTTGTTTATTGTTTATTTTTAATTAATTTTTGACATCAAATCTTTCATTCTTAAGAATTGTGGATTCTCATATGTCTTAGATTCGATCAAGTTCGCTGCTGATCCAGAAGCTGGAGTTTTAACAGTTTTTTCGATTGATTCCGTAATTGTTTTTTCGTTAGAAGTTGTGTTTGTTAATTCACCTTTAATTGATCTATAAAGATTTTTAGATTCTTTAAGAGAATCAACTTCGTCAAATCTTCTAAGGATATTTATTTTTTCTTGTTTAGTTGTTGAATGTTCTGTAAACAATCTTGTAGCGTAAGCCAAGTTAGAGTTAAACACCGCAACTTCGTTTAACTTAGTTCTAAATACGTCAAGAGCTTTTTTGTATTCTTCGTTTCTTTCTCTCAACATTTCTACTTCTTCGTTAACTTTTCTTGTGTTAGGTCTTTGTCTAATTTCTTCTCTGTTTACGTTTTGGTTAAAGCCTTTTCTGTTACCAACTTTGTTAGCTCTAGCGTAACTGTTAATTCTTACAGCTTCTTTAGTCTCTTCTTTTTTAGCAACAACTTTTTTGTTAGGGCTTTTTCCCATGTTTTCACCTTCTTTGTATTCAAACTTCGCTTTTCCAGTACCTACTGATTTTGGACCTTCTTTTCTTTTTTCGTTGAATCCTCCACTCATGTTAGGTTTTTTGTTGTATTTGAATTTAGAAGGGTTACCCATTCCAACTCCCTTTGGTTTCATTTTAGATTTAAGAGCTTCCATGATTTGATTTTCTAAATTACCCATAGAGTCTTCTTCCATTTCTTCGTAATCTTCATCTTCGTCTTCATCGTCAGAATATTCTTCATCGTCAGAATATTCTTCATCCTCATCTTCGTCATCAAAACTAAATCCTGAGAAATCTTCGTCCTCATCTTCGTCCTCATCTTCGTCCTCATATTCGTCTTCATCATCAAAACTAAATCCTGAGAAATCTTCGTCCTCATCTTCGTCTTCATCATCGAACGATAATTCTTGAAAATCCTCATCTTCGTCTTCGTCCTCGAACTCAACTTCATAAAGAGTTTCAGTGGATCCCATAGAATCTCCTTCACCGAATTCAAAATCTTTACTTGATAAATCATCACTACCTTCTTCCATGTAGGACTCTTCTAATTGGATTAGATATTCATCTTCTCCGTCTTCTAAATGAACCATATCATTTTCTTTTTTCACGATTATTCCGTCTTCATCACCCATAGCTTTGAAAACTTTCAAAACCTCTTCATCGGATGCACCTGTAAGATCTACAGTTTCATCTTCAGCATCAAACTCTTCCTCGTCACCCATGTCGAATTCCATGTCTCCCTCTTCAGAATCCATTTCTTCTTCGTCACCCATGTCGAATTCAGTGTCATCAACTTCAACCTCATCCTCAGCACCTGCATCTTCGATGTCAAAGTCCTCTTCTTCATCTTCAACCTCCGCTTGTTCATTAAGAGATTCTTTTACCAATTCTTTGATTTCTTCCTTCATAGTTGAACGAAGTACTCCTTTTACATTCTCTTGTAGAGCCTCTTCCAAATTTCGAATTTGTAAAAGAGCTTCCTCTACCGTGTTTTTATTGTTTTCCATATATTTTTATAGAGTTTTCAAATAAATATCACCATAATCCAAAAAATTATTATTTATGACCATTTAAGACAAAAAAAAATGGGAATAGACATTTTTGTCCATTCCCATTTTTTAATAATTTTTAACGATTTTTAGTCGATTACTTCATCGATTTTACTTTCGCTAATAGAAGTGATTCTCCAATCCATCGAATAATTTTCGTAAACTTTAGTTACCTTTGCTTCAACGTCTGTTGGACTATATCCACGAACCAATTTTTCTTCTCTAGTTTTTTTTACTTTACCTGACTCGTTATCTACCATGTCAGTCGTGATTTTTGCCACAAAATACTTTTCATCCATATCTTAATTTTTATTTTAAATAATCGGACAATCTTTTCATTAAGTCAAGAGAAGCGTTACCTGATTCGCCAACATGAAGGTCAACATTTCTTTTATTTTCCTCTTCAAGATTTTCTTCATATTTCAATCTATCATCAGGATTTAAGAATAAGTAAGCTCCAGGTGTGGATGGTGAAGATACAAGGTCAAAACAAATTAACTCAAAATCTTCTTGTACTTCATTTTGTTCACCAACTTTTTTAAGTGAACCCACACCACGAGAAGATATACCTAAAGTAACCCCTTGACGTAGATAATTGGCGGCTAAATCTCCTTTAGTTGATACAATTCCTCTTTCGTGGAATCCTGGACTTGTAAGTAATCTTAACTTACCTAATAATACAGGTCCCTCCCACCATATATCTGTAATTGAGTGTGATACTCTATCTAAGTCAATTAAAGATGATTCAGGGTGATTTAACTCAGAAAGAGCCGTTCCCTTTTGGATCATCTTTTTATAGTTATCAGCCTCTCTCTTTAATATTTTTTCAGGGTATACTCTTCCATTTCTGTTAGGTGTATTGTATTTCTGTAATACTGCGTAGAATTCAAAAGGTTTAGAATAATCTAAGAAGTTTTTATTTTCTCTGATTAGTTCTAAATTCCTACCTTCACTAGGGTTGATATAACCCGCATCATATTCAATCAATATACCACGACCCGTATCTCTCGGACCTAATATTTTCATATCGTTCATAGAATGTTTTATCAATAAATACTAAACTATTTGTGTTTTTGTTTTTATTACTCGAGTATTACCATTTTTAGTCAAATAAAATTTGAAATGTTCGTTCTTATTGAATACGTCTGAATAGACACTTTGAATTAAAGATTTGATTTGTTTTTTTAATTTTGGGGATTTGAAGTCCATATGTTCTTTAACATATAAGTTAACTTCTAAATTCATAAATGATTTCTTTTTTACTTGTATACCGCTAGTTCTAAGGTCTAAGTCTACTATGAATTTATCGTCGAAAAGATCTCGGTTTAGGTGTTCGTATACTGAGTGTTTAACTCCTCGAGACATATTGAGGACGACTCGGTTCCAATTTTCGACTTCTTTTTTGGGTTCTACCCAAGTTTGGATGTTTAGATAAATTGATTTAAGGTTTGTTGAATCAATGGTTCCGTACTGTGATTTGAATGTACGAAAACCAGTTAATTTGTTGGTTTTCCCTTTTTTCATATAAATTTTTCATGTTCAATCGTTTATTTTTACTAATATTAAACAAAATTTATATTTATATCAAATAACAGAATTTTTATGCTAATTGTAAACGTAGATAAAAGGGGTATTGAGAAAGCCCTAAAAGAACTTAAGAGTAAAGTAATTAAAACCAAACAAAATAAAAACTTATTTGATAGAAAAGAATTTGTTAAAGAGTCGGTGAAAAAAAGAAAAGAAATTCAAAAAGCCGCTTATATACAAAAACTCAAGTCCTCCAATTAAAGGTTTTCGTTTAATCTTTTGATTTTGTAATAATTCACTTCATTAAAAGATTCTGTGGTAACTTTTTTGATTACCTCATCGATCTTACCTAAAGTTTCAGAATCATTTTCAGATTTTTTAGTTTTCTCCAATTTCGTAATCACATCCTCTTTTATTTTATTGTAGTTCTCAACCAAAGTTTCTTTAGGTGTAGACAATAAAGTTTTTAATTCATTTTGTTCTGACTCGTTAAGTTCAGATATGTGATTATTAATTGTTTTGTTTGCGATATTCACCAAAGATTTCATAGATACATTAGAAATTAAATTTTCCAATACCACCTCATTCTCTTTTTGTAATAGAGATTCTTTGATCATTTTCTTATTTTGGATTTTTTCATCTAATTTAGTTAAGTTATTAGAGAATAATGAATCGATGTTTTTGTATTCATTTTCACACTGAATAGAACCAACCCATTTTTGGATTTCTGTAATGTTTTTTGATGTGACTTTATTAACGGTATTTTCATAGATTGTAATACATGAGTTAATATAATCATCCACGATAGATTCGTTTAATCCTTTTTTAGAACTAAGTTCATCATACAAATAATATAGTTTAGAAATATTTTTATTTTCCAAAACTAACTTTTTGAATCGAGTTAAATCTTTCTTAAGAGTATCTTTTCCGTATGACTCAGTCAAACGATTTTCTATCTTAGATTTTAGTATACCAAAATTTATCATCACAATTTTTATTAATAAATATCAATCAATTCTGTTTATATCGTAAATACTGAGATCCGTAGTTTCTTCGTCGCCGGGATCCTCATCAACCAATTCACCGTCCCACCACTCAACATCATCAAATTCGTCTATGAATTCCTTAATATCGTTATCTTTACTTAAGTAAGATTCAACATCTTTCTCCCAATGTTCTACGGAATATTTAACAACGCTTCGTTGAAAGGTGATCTCATAGTTATGGAGTGAAGGTAATTGTATTTTCTCGGTTTCAAAGTTTGGATTTAGTCTAAATAATTCAAACAAAAACTCATAATCCTTTGACGATATCTGAAAACCTAAATCATCCAATTTAGATTTAATGTTTTTTCTATTACCATAACTAAATAAATCTCGTTCATAAATAACTTCAGAGATTACTCGTAAAATTAATTTTAAATTTTTTTCAGGAAATTTTTCAAACTGACTTCTCATAACAATAAATACTAATCACCAAGCAATTTAGATAGTTTTTCTTCCATCTCACTTAACACTGAGTTTGCTTTAGAGAAATCTAAAAATTCATCCTCCTCAAACATATCACTTTCGATTAAAAGTTTCATATTATCTCTTTGTTCTTCTTCAGGTAAACCTCCAGCCTCTGGTGGCGGTGGTGGTGCTCCTCCCGCATCAGGTGGTGGCGGTGGCATTCCTCCACCTAAATCTCCCCCGCCTAAACCTCCTCCAGCTTCAGCAGGTGCTGCTGGTGCGGTAGATCCTGTTACGGTTTTATATAACTTATCCACAGTATTAAAGATACCTGTATTCGTAATAACCGTCGGTGTATTATCAAGTTCAGCAGAAACCGCTCTCTCCATTCTGATTTGTTGTAATTCAGTTTTAATTTCGTCATCTGAGAAACCAAAAATGTGTTTTTTAGCCCAAGTTGCTGAAGTAGGTTGTATTGATTTAGGTATTTCGCTAACCATGTCTTTGTAAAGTAATACTTTTTCTTTCCAAACATCGATCATTAATAGATCGGCTTGTTTGGATGGATTAGTAAGACCTAATGTGAAATTTTGTAATTCATCCTCAAAACCTAATAAGAATAAGTGAATGATTGCAATCTTATTTAACTCAGCAATACAAGATTTCTGAATTCTATTAATTGTTCTTGCAAAACGAATATCTAATAACGATAAGTT